GCTAAAATAGCTATTGTAAAAGTAGGTGCTAATTCAGAAATAGAATTAAAAGAAAAAACAGATAGAGTTGAAGATGCTATCTGTGCTACTAAAGCTGCTATTAAAGAAGGGATTGTTCCTGGTGGTGGTATTGCTCTATTAAACGCTGCTACAAATATTAACGCTAAGTCTATTGGTGAAACAGTTTTACTAGAAGCTATCAAAGCACCTTATAAAACAATACTTGAAAATGCAGGTGTTGACAACGTAGAAACACCCGTTAGAAAAGGACAAGGCTACAATGTGGTTACAGGAAAAATGGTAAATATGATCAAGTCAGGTATTATAGATCCACTACTTGTCACCAAGAGCGCTCTTCAAAATGCAGCTTCTGTAGCAACAACAATATTGTCTACTGATTGTGTAATCAATAATTTAAGAATAGATGAAGGCAATAGGTAGAAACTTAATAATAAACAAAATTAAAGAAGGAACCACTAAAACAAAAGGTGGTTTACTTCTTGCAGAAAACCAACGTGAAGATATACGATATGTAAAAGCAGATGTAGTGTCTGTTGGAACAGAAGTAGCTGGTGTTAAAGAAACTGACATTATATACTTTGATCGTCACGCTGGTCATAAAATTGAAGTTGGTGATAATTCATATCACGTAATTAAATCTGCAGACGTTGTCGTTGTAGTATGAGACTAGATGCTAGTGACATTAGAGAACTAAACCTAATGAAGCACTATCGCATCATAAGAAAATGGGCTTGTAAAAACAACAATTTAAATGATGCAGATCTAGAACTTTTAATATATCTTGACTGTATAGATTTTTTTACTAAAAAAGATTTTGAAATGGGTGTATACTCATACAGTTGGGATAACCGCAGATGGAACAGGCTGCTAAAAGAAGGCTGGATAGTTGTATGGAGACATAGAAACAGATCCACTCAGAAATACCATATATATAAAGTATCTTTTAAAGGTAAGCAATTAATAAGTAGAATATACAGAATAATGCTAGGCGAAGAAGATATAAATATTGGTAGACGCAACAAAATAATTAATGGCAATACGTATACTGATAAAGTTATGACAAAAGCCATTTATAACGTAAACAACGACAAAGATAGATAATATGGAAACACCATTAGAAAGCAATAAGTTTATAGGTGAAAGAAAAAAAGCTATAGACGCTGGTGAAGATAGTTTTGTAGTAAATGGAAAAACTTATAAAGTTACAGGTTCACCAGCCGCAATGAACTACGATTCACCAGCTAAACAATTCGCGCCTGTACCAGCAGCTCCAGTAAGACCAGTTGGTAATGTATTTTCACCACAAACGCAACAAGTTGCAAATCAAATGTATGGTGAAGAAATACCTGGTTCTTATGATAGAGTTTTACCACAAGGTATGTACGCAACTCCACAAGAAGCTATAGCTGCAAAAACAAATTCTCGTATGGCACAAGCATTAAGTGGTGCAATGTCACCTTTTAATAATAACCATTATGATAAAAAACTTGTATGAAGTTGATAAAAGAAATAGAATTATAAATAAATAACAACCATGGAACACGATATTGAAAAAATCAAAAAAAATCCTAAACTATCAGGACAAATAGGTGAAAACGCTATATGGGACGGGCCGTTAGATAAAACTGGTTTTCCTATGGGTGTTGGAAACAGCAATGGTATTACGGGTATGCAAGTGTCTAAGTATCCTTGCAAATATGAAGCTGGACCAATAACTTCAAAAGCTAAAGTTTACAAGTAATGTATAGCTCTCCATTTTTTAAAAAAGATTTTCCTGAAATAAAAGAGGAAAACAAAGGTAAGTTTACAGCTTGGGCTAAAAAGAACGGTTTTAAAGACGCTTGTTCTGCTGCTAGCGCTGTAATGAAGAATAAAAACAAATATAGTGATAGTGTAGTCAAAATGGCTAACTATGCTAAAAACTTTGGTTGTAAAAGAAAATAATTATGGCAAGTAAATTTTCTAGTTCATTTATGTATAAATCTCCATTACCAAAGCATGGAGAAAAATTTATAGAAAAAGCAAAAAAACTTTCTAAAAAATCAGGAACACCAGGTGATTTTGATAGAGATAACCCTGAGGTTTTAAAACAATTAGAAAAAGCTAAAAAAGCAGAAGCAGAACACGGTTCTCCACTTGAAGGTGATTATACTTCAGCTGCAGGTCAAGGATCAACTTATGTATCTAACAGACAAGCTATTCAGCAGATGCAAAATGATATTGTGGCAGGTGCTAAAGAAAGTGATATAATAGAAAAAGAACAAAAAGCAAAAAAAGCTTGTGAAATTGGAGATGACAATAAACCTACAGGAAAAATATACCAAGTAGGTTTTAATGAAAAAGGACAAAAAACAAAAGTTTGTAAATAATATATAAAATGAAACTACATAAAGGACATTACGGAAAATATACAGGTAACGCTAAATGGTCGATGGATCACGCGCACACTAAAGTTACTAAAGAAAACTATAAAGCTACAGAGCGAGATGACGCTGCACATATCGACTATTTAAAACGTGATGTTCTTTATGATGATCATCACGGGCATAGTGACGAAAATATGACTGCTGACGAAAAACATATATCAAAATTAGCAGGCGATATGAAATATGATAAAAAACATCACAGTTAAACTTAAAAACTAATATTATGCCTTTCGGAAAAAAAGCAACAACAAAAAAAGCAAAAAAACAAAAAGCTAAAGAGGCTTCAAGTAAAAGAACTAAAGAAATGGGTGGACCTAATATGAGCTACTCACCAAACAAAATGGGTCATAGCCCTGCAAAAATGGGTCACAGTCCACTTGAGGGACACTGCGGACCAATGAAAATGGAATCTAACAAACAAGAAAAATATAACTTAGAACACGATAATCCAGTAGTAAAGCACGCTAGTTGGATGTCTAAATTTGCAGGTAACTCTAGAATGGGACACAGTCCAGCTGAAATGGGACATGAAGGATCACCAGCTAAACATAAAGCTACAGGGCATGCAGAATTAAAAGGAGGTTTTAAAATGTATGATAAACAGCCACACACTTCTAGCGCACATAGTATGCAACCAAAAAAATTACCACAAGAGGTTAACGAACTTAAAAAAAGAGGAGTTGGCCAAATGAAATATAAAAAATAAACAGATTAGGACTGTACAAACCTAGCCAAACATTAACATTAACATTAACATTAAACATTAAACAAAATGGCAAATTACATTAAAATTAAAGCTGTAGACATCAATGTTGCTAATCAACTTTCTGATCTTATTATAGGAGGAGTTACTTCTGTATTTCAAGGACTAGCAAACGGAAACGGTGACGCTAACAAATGGACTGTTTACACTGAATCAGGTAAAAGTTATTTATTTACTACAACTGGAAAGCCAAAAGAGTGGGCTAATCAATTTATATCAGCTGCAACTGCAAATCCAGGAGGACCTTTAGCTATTGTACAAAATAGTACAGGAGTTAAAATAACTGCAATAGTAGTAGCATAATTATGAAGTCTACAGGTTTAGGAGACGACATCGCAAAGTTTACTAAAGCTACAGGCATTAAGAAAATGGTTGACACAATAAGCAAGGGACTAAACATCCCTTGCGGTTGTGAAGCCAGACAAGGAGCATTAAATAAATTGTTTCCTTATAAAAAATAATATATGGCTTTTAAATTAAATTCACCGTTTCCAATAGACAACACTCCAATATATCACGTAGATATGGAAGAAGGCGTAATGGGTAAAGCTAACAACAATGGCACAATTATTATAAACAAAGACTTAGATCCTAAAATGCTTAATAAAGTTGTTAAGCATGAGATGGTTCATATAGATCAAATGAAACGTGGTGATTTAGATTACGACGATAAAAACGTTTACTGGAAAGGTAAAGTTTATCCTAGAGCTAAAATGAACGAAGGAGCAAAAAAACTACCTTGGGAAGCCGAGGCTTATAAAAATGCCTAAAAAAAAATTTAAAGATACCAAAGTCGGTCAGTTTTTAAGCAAAGCCGCACCAGGTATATTAGGAACTGTTGGTGATGTTTTACCAGATCAAGGTTTATTAGGTGTAGTAAAAAACTTAATACAAAAAGAAGATCCAGTAGTATTACCACCAGAAGACAAAGAAAAAGCTCTAAAACTATTAGAGCAAGATATGGTAGAAATGCAAGAAATATCAAAACGTTGGGCAAGTGATATGAAGTCTGATTCATGGCTTTCAAAAAACACAAGACCAATGACATTGATATTTTTAACTGTTTCTATGGTATTTTTAATACTATTAGATAGTTTTGAAATAGATTTTAGCGTAGACTCAGGTTGGGTTGATCTTTTAAAATCACTATTAATTACCGTGTATGTAGCATATTTTGGCTCACGCGGTGCAGAAAAATTTAAATCAATAAGTAATAAATAAAACAAATGGCAAGTAATCAACCAACACAAGCGTTAAATGTAGTAGTAAGTGATACTATTAATATACCAGAGCCAGATGCTTATATAACTGGAACTAGTTCTTCTGGAACAGGTACAACTATAACGGATGGTAGTGCGAATTTTCTTGGAATTACCTCAAACGCAGGTGTTTCAAATAAAGTAGCTATAGGAGATGTAGTATACGTAATTGACGGTGCTGCAATAACAATAGTAAGAGTAACAGCTATAACAAACAGTACTAATATAGTAGTTTCTGCGTCTGTACCTGGAATTAAACCTTATCAAATATATAGATCTAATGGTGATTTTAAAAATGTAAGCGAAGGATTTAGTTTATTTGTAGGTGGAGCTGGTAATATAGCGGTAGTACCTGCATGTAGCGATCAAGTAGTTAAACTAGAAAACATACCTGATTCTTCATTTATACCTTTACAAGTTAAAAGAGTTAATTCAACTGATACTACAGCAACAAAAATAATAGCATTAAGATAATATGCCAACTATACTAGGTAACGCAAACGCTATACTAGCAGTCCCTTTAACTAAAGCGGGTGGAGGTGGTCCATTGCCGCTAGAGTTTTTTATACTTGCAGAAAATGGAGACAAGTGTATAACAGAAGTTGGTACTAATTTCATGGTACAAGAAATAGCACCTTAAATAAATAAAAATATAAAATGGCAAATATAAAATTTTCAGCTTTTAACACAGAAACAAATTCTGCTAATGTAGATTTTCTTGTAGGTTATCAAGGCACAACAATGAAAAAAATAGCACCTAGTAATTTAGCTGCTTATCCTTTCTTAATTGATACAGCTTCACTGTATTCTGGTTTTGTACCTACAGGTTTATCTGGAAATCCACAAGGTAATACTATATTAGGTATAGACGCAGGAGATGCTTTAACTAGTGGTAATGACAACACTTTTATAGGTACTAATTCCGGTGACAACACAACAACAGGTAGTGATAATACTTTTATTGGAAAGAGAGCTGGGTTGCAAAACATCACCGCAGCTGGTTCTACCCATGTAGGTTTTGAAGCTGGTCAAAAAGACACAGGAGGAACTAATACTAGTATAGGCTATGAAGCTTATGGAGGTATTCAAAACAGAGGTGGATTTCTTAATGTATCAGTAGGTTATAGAGCTGGACTTGCAGCTCAAGGTTCTGGAAGTGTTTTTGTAGGAGCAGACTCAGGTTATAATTCTGGAACTTCTACAACTTATTCAGTTTTAGTAGGTTATCAAGCAGGTTATCTTACTAATGCATCATATGTAGTTGGTTTAGGCGCGCAAGCTGGCCGAAGCAACACATCGCCTGGTCATATTTCAATAGGATACGAATCTGGTTACTCAAACACTTCTGGTGCTAATAATACAAATGTAGGTTATAAAGCTGGATATCAAAATACGACAAATAGTTATAGAACGTATTTAGGTTATGAAGCAGGAAATTATAATTCAGGAGCAGGCAATACAGGAATAGGATATAGAGCTTGTAACGGGTTTTTTAGTTTTGGTACTGGACAAGGTACAGGAGCTAATAACACAGCTGTTGGTTATGAAGCACTTTCTGCATTAAATGGAACTGGAGCTGCTAGTAATACTGCTGTTGGAAGAAGTGCTTTAGGAGGTGTGGTAACAGGCGGCAATAATACTGGTTTAGGTTTTACCGCAGGGTCAACTATAACTAGCGGAAGTAATTTAACTGTTTTAGGTTATCAAGCAGAACCAAGTTCGGCTACTGCAACAAATGAAATTACTTTAGGAAACGCAGCGGTTACAGCCTTAAGAATACCTGGTTTACAATCAGGTGCTAGCGACGGTGATGTTTTAACATTTAGCTCTGGAACTGGTAAAATAACGCTAGCTGCTGCAGGCGGTGGTGGTGCTTCAAGCTTAAATGGATTGAGTGACGTAAGTATAGATCTAACAAATGATTCAGCTTACTTTATAAATATACCATCAGGATTATCTGGAGCCAATGGTAATTTAGTTATTGGTGAAACCGCTGGAAACGCTTTAACTTCAGGTGACTACAATGTTGCAATAGGTTTTGAAGCTTTAAAATCAGAAACAACTGGAGAAGGTTGCGTAGCAATAGGATATCGCGCTTTACAGTCAGCAAATGGCGGTACATTTACGAGAACCGTTGCTATAGGTAAAGACGCTGGTATGTTAGTCACTAATCAAAATAACAATGTTTTTATTGGCGAAAGAGCAATGAGCGGTGGAGTCGGTGCCACCAACGTTATTGTTGGTGCCCAAGCATCTAGATCACAGGGAAGAAATAGTTCTGTTGTTGTTGGCTACCAAGCGGGTCTTACTGGCGCATCTATAGCCTCTAGTGAAGTAATTATAGGTTATCGAGCAGGTAGAAGTAATACAGGTACTGGTCACATTTCAATAGGCTCTGAAGCTGGTTATTCAAATACTTCTGCGCCTAATAACACAAATATAGGTTATAAAGCTGGGTATTCTAACACAACAGAAGATAGTCGTACTATTGTAGGTTATGAGTGTGGGGAGTTTAGTACTGGAAGTGATAATACTTTTATGGGGCGTAGAGCTGGTAGAGGCACAAGTGGGCTAACAAATTCTGGCTCAAAAAATACCGCTATAGGGCAGTCGGCTGGACTTGGTATTACAACTGGTGCAGAAAATTCATTTTTAGGTTTTCAAGCTGGGCAAAATAATACAACTGCAAGTAATAACACATTCATAGGTTCAAGAGCTGCTGGTTCGGCTACTGTTACTGGCGGTAATAATACTGGTGTAGGTTATTCAGCATTAACTTTTTTGTCAAGTGGAGCTAACAACACTGTATTAGGTTATCAAGCTGGTAATGCTTTAACAAGTGGCGCAAACAATACTTTATTAGGAAATGATGCTGGTAAAGCCTTGACAACTGCTGCATCAAATGTCATAATTGGTAAAAACGCCGGTCTTGCTAAAACTTCTGGTAGTAATGCTACTATAATTGGTACATCAGCTGGTAGAGATACCGCAAGTGGCAGTTACGTTGTTTTGTTAGGGTCAGAAGCCGGAATATCAAATACCGGTGATAATGCAATTGCAATTGGTTTTGAAGCTGGTAGAGTAAATACTGCTACAAGTACTATTTCAATAGGCCACAATGCTGGTTATTCTCAAACTTCTGGAGCAAATAATACAAATATAGGTTTTGAAGCTGGGTACAGTAACACAACTGGTGCTTTTAGAACTATGCTTGGTTACCAAGCTGGTAAATCTCAAACTGGTGGTGCAAATACTTTTATTGGCTCTTTAGCTGGTGGTAGTCGTAGTGGCTCTGGAACGCAAAATGTTGCTATCGGTAACAATGCATTAAGATATTTAGAAAACGCTGACAACACTGCAATAGGTAGTGCTGCTGGGCAATACGCAGACAGTACAAGTTCTAAAAACGTAATGATTGGCTCTCAAGCTATGGCTGGTTCTTTTGGGTCTAAATCAAACAATGTCGCAGTAGGTTATCAAGCTGGTTATGCTGCAACTACTGGAGCAGATAATATTTATATTGGTTTTGAAGCTGGTAAATCTAAAACAACTGGAGACCAAAATACTGTTGTTGGTTCTAAAGCATTAGATGCTGAAACAACAGGGCAAAGAAATACTGCTATAGGTTATGAAGCATTAGGAGGTCAAAACCAAACTGCTGCTTCACATAATACTGCTGTTGGTTGGCAAGCTGATGACGGGAACACAAACGGATATTTTAGAACTAACATAGGTGCTGGTACAGGTAGAGGTTCAGCAACAGGTGCAAACATTACTAATATTGGTTATTCTGCTAATGAAAGTTCAAGCTCTGCTTCAAATGAGGTTACTTTAGGAAATTCAAGTGTGGCAACTTTACGTTGTGCAGTTACTTCTATAACATCACTATCAGACGAAAGAGATAAATCTGAAATAAAGGATTTAAGTTATGGTCTTGCTTTTATTAATACTTTACAACCAAGAGAATTTGTTTGGGATAATAGAGCAGAAACAAACGCTGATGGACAAGAATTTTATTCTGCTAATAAAGGTAAAAAAGATTTTGGATTTATAGCACAAGAAGTTAAAGAATTAGATAATGATACTTTAAGACTTGTTTATGATAGTAACCCAGATAAACTTGAGTTAAGCTACGGTAAACTAGTACCGATATTAGTAAAAGCAATACAAGAATTAAAAGAAGAAGTAGAAATTTTAAAATCACAAAATAAATAAAAAATGTACAAAAACGTAATTACATCAGAAAACACACCAGACAGTCACAAAGAAGTTATTGTTGGTCAAGTAAATGATCAATTAGCAGAAGCTGCAGATTCTGAAACTACAGAAGAAAAGCTGCAATGCCTTAAAGATCATTTTCTTTGGTTATTAGCAAACGATTTTTATAAAGACGAATGTAGCGCTGAGCAAGTAAGTGGTATGGAATCGTATTTACCTGCGGATTATGCAGATGGATACGAAGATCTACCTGAGTAGTAGATTTACTAAAATATGAGTAACTATATAAATATAAAACAATTAACTTAAATTAAATCAAATGGCAAAAATCACAGAAGAACAATTAGAAAAAATTGTAAAACAGAACACAGAGCTTGAAGAAGTAGTAATGCAAGTTGGAATAGTAGAAAGTCAAAAACATGCTTTACTTCATAAAATAGCTGAGGTTAATAAGACTTTAGAAGAATACAAAGCTGAATTAGAAGAAGAATACGGCAAAATATCTATTGACTTGAAAACAGGGGAATATACTGAGATCAAAGAAGAAGATGCTCTTGAAGTAGTTGAGTAATGGATTCAGTTATAAGAAAAATCAGTATTGGTTCTGATTATAAAAATGAAGCTATGCATTATTCTGTTGGCCAGCAAGTATATGGTGGTCACGAAATAGCTTATATTTTATTTAATGACTCTGATAGTTCTTATAATATACACATAAAGAAAAACAACGAGGTATTGCCATGGAAAAAATTTAATTCTAACATGGCTATATCCGTTGAGTATGATTTAGAGTATTAATGAAGAGTCTATACGATTTTATCGTTGAACCAGTTGGCGATAAATACAACAATACTGTTAATATAGGTGATAAAAAATTAGTTGTAAATACTAAAATAGAAAACTGGAAATTTGTAAATAGGTTGGCTAGGGTTGTAGAAACCCCAGCTGCCTTTTCAACACCTATAAAGAAAGGTGCTTTAATAATCATACATCAAAATGTATTTAGAACATTTTATGATATGAAAGGTGAAAAGAAAAAAAGCAGATCTTATTTTAAAGATGATTATTATTTCTGCGCAGTTGACCAAATTTATTTATATAAAAATAAAAACAATTGGAAGACTATAAATAATAGATGCTTTGTGACACCTATAAAAAGCAAACAAGATCTAACGATTGATAAAGAAGCAAACCTTATTGGTATATTAAAATATGGTAATAAGTCTTTAGAAGAGCTTAATATTAACCCAGGTGATCTTGTAGGGTTTACTCCTAACAGTGAGTGGGAGTTTTTAGTCGATGATAAACGACTTTATTGTATGAAATCAAATGATATTGTAATTAAGTATGAATACCAAGGAGACGAAGAAGAATATAATCCAAGCTGGGCAGAGAGCAGTAGAAGAGTTGATCAAAGTAGCTAAAGAAGCTATTGTTGATTCAGATGATGATATATCAGCTGATAGACTTAAAAATGCTGCAGCTACAAAAAAGCTTGCTATATTCGATGCGTTTGAAATACTTAGTCGTATCGAAGAAGAAGAAAACTTATTAAACGATAAACCAAAAGAAGTTAAAGAAGAAAGAACTTTTAAAGGTTTTGCAGAAGGTAGATCTAAGTAATGTACGAGCAAAGTTTATATAAAGTTTTAAAAGACCATATAAAACCTAAAGTTCTTAAACGAATGAACAGGTATAATAAATGGGAATATGGATACAATAAAGAACATGATATTGTTGTAATAAGTAGGACTGGTAAAATAGGTGAAATATATGAAATACAAAACCTAAAAATAGCTTTACCTGTAGAAAATAAAATACATAAGTTTGAAACAGATAAATGGGAGTATACGGAATACCCTAAAGTTTTAAAAAAAATTAAATCTGTTTTTGACTGGGAACAATATCCACTAGATTTTAAAGAAAAATGGTATGATTACATCGATGAGGAATTTAATAGAAGAGAGCAAGGTTTTTGGTTTTATAACAAAGGCAATGCTACTTATGTTACTGGTACTCATTACATGTACTTGCAGTGGAGTAAAATTGATGTCGGTCAACCAGACTTCCGTGAATCAAACAGATTATTTTACATATTCTGGGAAGCTTGTAAGGCCGATCCTAGATCCTATGGAATGTGTTACCTTAAGAACAGACGTTCTGGGTTTTCCTTTATGGCGTCCGGGGAGTGCGTTAATATGGCAACAATATCAAGCGACTCTAGGTTTGGGATATTATCAAAGTCTGGTCCTGATGCCAAGAAGATGTTTACCGACAAGGTGGTACCGATATCGGTTAATTACCCCTTCTTTTTCAAACCAATTCAGGACGGAATGGACCGTCCAAAGACAGAACTTGCGTACAGGGTACCCGCAACGAAGTACACGCGTAAGAAACTCGAGACAAACCAACAACTACAAGAAATCGACGGTCTCGACACCACGATCGATTGGAAAAACACGGGCGACAACTCGTACGACGGTGAAAAGCTCAAGCTCCTCGTCCACGATGAGAGCGGCAAGTGGGAACGTCCGACGAACATCCTCAACAACTGGAGGGTCACGAAAACCTGCTTACGATTAGGTAGTAGAATTATAGGTAAATGTATGATGGGTTCAACTAGTAACTCATTAGATAAAGGTGGTGATAACTTTAAAAAACTATATAATGGCTCAGATGTTACACAACGAAATGCGAATGGACAAACTCGCTCTGGATTATATAGCTTGTTCATACCTATGGAATGGAACTACGAAGGATACATTGATTCTTATGGCTTACCTGTCTTCAAAACACCAGACAAACCTATTAAAGGACCACAGGGTGAAATTATAGATTTAGGTGTAATAGAATATTGGGATAACGAAGTAGAAGGATTAAAACAAGATCAAGATGCTTTAAATGAGTTTTATAGACAGTTTCCACGCACTGAAAAGCACGCATTTAGAGATGAATCAAAAGAATCTTTATTTAATCTAACTAAGATTTATGAGCAAATAGATTTTAATGAAGACATGCGTAATTCTATAAATATTACGCAGGGTAGTTTTCAATGGGAAAATGCAGAACAAGATACAAAAGTTATATTTGTTCCTAACAAAAGTGGTAGATTTAATGTTAGCTGGGTTCCTCCTGTTCATTTGCAAAATAAAAGGTATAGAAAAAATAACACAAATTATCCTGGTAATGAACATATAGGTGCTTTTGGTTGTGATCCTTATGATATATCAGGTACGGTTGACAAAAGAGGTTCAAAAGGATCTTTACATGGTTTAACAAAATTTTCCATGGAAGATGCACCGCCAAACCATTTTTTCCTAGAATATATAGCTAGACCTCAAACAGCAGAAATATTTTTTGAAGATGTACTTATGGCTTGCGTATTTTATGGCATGCCTATATTAGTTGAAAATAATAAACCAAGACTTTTATATTATTTAAAAAAACGCGGTTATAGGGGATTTTCAATAAACAGACCTGATAGAAAATATAATAAACTATCAATAACAGAAAGAGAGTTAGGTGGTATACCAAACTCAAGTGAAGATATAAAGCAAGCTCACGCTTCAGCAATAGAAACATATATAGAAACATTTGTAGGTTTAAAAGAATCTGGATATGGTGATATGTATTTTCAAAAAACGTTAGAAGACTGGGCTAAATTTAATATTAATAATAGAACACGACACGATGCTTCTATTAGTTCTGGTTTAGCTTTAATGGCTTGTAATAAGCATAGGTATTCACCAGTAAACAAAACAAAATTACAACCTGTTGATTTAGGAATTAAAAGATATGACAATAGGGGAACTTCATCAAAAATTATAAGTTAAATGAATATATATACTAACTCAAATAGCGCTTTTCCTAGTCAAGTAGTAAGTGATTCTGAAAAATCAAGTTGG